CACGCCACGGCAAATCACAACTTGTGTCTATCTTCTTCCCAGCATGGTTTTTAGGTAGGAACCCAGACAAGAAGGTTATGATGGTGTCTCACACCACAGACCTAGCGGTAGATTTTGGTCGTAAAGTGCGTAACTTGATAGCCCTAGACGATTACAGGTCTATATTTCCCACTGTGAAACTCGCACAGGATAGTAAGTCAGCGGGTCGGTGGAATACCAACGTAGGTGGAGAGTATTATGCGTGCGGTATTGGCTCTGCACTTGCTGGTCGTGGCGCTGACTTGCTTCTTGTTGACGATCCACACTCAGAGCAGGATGTAATCAACGGGAACTTTAGCGTGTTTGAGAAAGCGTATGAGTGGTTCACCTTCGGCGCACGGACGCGATTAATGCCCGGAGGACGTGTGGCTATCATACAAACACGTTGGCACCTAGATGACCTTACAGGGCGTGTGGTACGTGACATGGGTAAGAATGAACGTGCGGATCAGTATGAAGTTGTTGAATTCCCCGCTATTCTAGAGGTTGTCAGTAAGAAAACAAAAAAAGTAACTCAAAAGCCGTTATGGCCTGAGTTCTTTGACCTAGAAGCCCTACTACGTACCAAAGCCTCTATGCCTGTGTTCCAGTGGAACTCGCAGTATCAGCAGCAGCCTACCACAGAAGAAGCGGCTATTGTTAAACGTGAGTGGTGGAACGAGTGGACCCCAGATACACCGCCGTCCTGTGAATATATTATCATGTCGCTTGACGCCGCAGCCGAGAAACACAACCGTGCAGACTTTACAGCGCTTACCACATGGGGCGTATTCTTGAACGAAGAGACCAGCGCGTACAATATTATATTGTTAAATAGCATAAAACAACGTATAGAGTTCCCAGAACTTAAACAGCTTGCGATGGAAGAGTATAACGATTGGGAACCAGACTCGTTCATTGTGGAGAAGAAAAGCTCTGGAGTGGCCTTGTATCAAGAGATGCGACGTATGGGTCTGCCAGTGTCTGAGTATACACCACATAGAGGGTCAGGGGATAAGTTGGCTAGACTTAACTCCGTTGCAGACATTGTAGCATCTGGACTTTGCTGGGTGCCGCAGACACGATGGGCAGAAGAAGTGGTCGAAGAGATTGCAGGATTTCCATTTATGAGTAACGATGACCTTGTGGATTCTACGGTTATGGCTTTGATGCGTTTCAGACAGGGTGGCTTTATTAGGTTGCCTAGTGACGAACCAGAAGAACAACAATATTTTAAACAGCGCCGAGGCGGGTACTACTAGAGGTGACACATGGCTATTGAAAAAGGGCAGTACGCTGCTCCAATGGGACTAGAAGACCTAGAGGGCGACCTAGAGGGTGTAGCAGAGATGGACGTCTCTGACTTAGAGATTGAGATTGTTGATCCTGAGTCTGTCACCTTATCTGACGGCAGCATGGAGATTACCATAATTCCCGGTAATGAACAAGATTTCTCTGAGTTTGGCGCAAACCTAGCGGAACTTATGGAGGACAGTGATCTTGAAACCCTGTCAGGTGAGCTTGTCGGTCAGATAACAACGGACATAGATGGTCGTAAAGATTGGGCAGACACGTTTGTTAAGGGCTTAGACGTACTTGGTTTTAAATATGAAGAGCGCTCAGACCCGTGGGAGGGCGCGTGTGGCGTTAACTCTACAGTTCTAGCTGAAGCAGCCATCAGGTTCCAAGCTGAGACTATGAGTGAGACTATGCCAGCCGCTGGTCCTGTGAAGACTAGAGTACTTGGTCGAGAGACTAAAGAAAAAGACGAAGCCGCTGCTCGTGTTAAAGCGGATATGAACTACGAACTCACCGAAAATATGGTTGAGTACCGCCCAGAACACGAACGGATGCTGTACAGTCTTGGTTTAGCAGGCTCTGCGTTTAAAAAGGTTTACTACGATCCTAATCTAGGACGTCAGGTTGCCATCTATATTTCCGCAGAAGATGTAATTGTACCCTACGGCGCATCGAATATTGAAGCCGCAGAGCGTGTAACGCACGTAATGCGTAAGACAAAGAACGAACTGAAGAAGTTGCAGGCCGCAGGGTTTTATAAAGACGTAGACCTTGGTGACCCAGAACCTTACCACACAGATATTGAAGAGAAAAAAGCAGAAGACGGCGGGTATTCGCTTACCGACGATGACCGTTATGCTGTGTACGAAATACACGCAGACCTTCTTATTGAGGGTGTTGATGATGATGACGGGATTGCTCGACCTTACGTTGTTACCATTGAGCGTGGAAGTGGCGAAGTGTTGGCGATCCGTAGAAACTACGAGGAGGGTGACCCACTCACACTCAAACGCCAGCACTTCGTCCACTATAATTATGTACCGGGATTTGGCTTCTACGGCCTTGGATTGATTCACATCATTGGTGGATATGCCCGTGCTGGAACTTCCTTGATACGTCAGCTTGTTGACGCTGGTACGCTCTCCAATCTCCCGGGAGGGCTAAAGTCTCGTGGACTACGTATCAAGGGGGACGATTCCCCTATCAATCCGGGTGAGTTTAAGGATGTAGATGTGCCGTCAGGGTCTATCCGTGACAACATCATGCCACTGCCCTACAAAGAGCCTTCACAGACGCTTCTAGCGCTTTTAAATCAGATTACGACTGAGGGGCGGCGTCTGGGCGCTATTAGTGATATGGACATCTCTGACATGTCTGCCAACGCTCCTGTGGGCACTACACTGGCACTACTAGAGCGCACACTAAAGCCTATGGCTGCGGTGCAAGCACGCGTACACTACGCGATGAAGCAAGAGTTTAAGCTGCTCAAGGCCATCATGGCTGAGTATGCCCCTGAAGAGTACGCGTATATCCCGTCCAGAGGCGAAGTAGGAGCCAAGCGGGCAGACTACCTGATGGTGGACGTGATACCCGTCAGTGACCCTAACAACTCGACTATGGCCCAACGGGTCGTACAGTATCAAACAGTGCTACAGATGTCAGCGCAGGCTCCACAGATATACGACCTGCCCCAGTTGCACCGCCAAATGATAGAAGTATTAGGCGTAAAGAACGCCGACAAACTCGTCCCGACTAAGGATGACGCAAAACCAGCCGATCCGATAAGCGAGAACATGGATGCCCTAGTCGGCAAACCTATGAAAGCGTTCATCTATCAGGATCAAGATGCTCACATCGCTACGCATATGTCGTTTATGCAAGACCCGATGGTGGCTCAGTTGATTGGTCAAAACCCACAGGCCAAACAGATTATGACTTCGCTACAAGCGCACATCGCAGAACACCTCGGGTTCTCTTATCGCCAGAAGATAGAAGAGAAACTAGGTGTACCGCTACCCGCTCCGAACGAAGAGATGTCAGAAGACATGGAAGTACAACTGTCACGTCTGGTTGCAGACGCAGGCAAGCAGTTGCAGCAGTCTAATCAGCAACAGGCAGCACAGAAGAAAGCTCAAGAACAGCAGAAAGACCCGATCATGCAAATGAAGCAAGCTGAATTGCAGATCAAACAAGCTGAAGAGCAACGCAAAGCAGCAAACGATCAGGCAGATCAGAAGATTAAACAGTTTGATATGCAGCTAAAAGAACAGAAGATTCTGTTGGATGGCAATGTTGCCTCTGAACGCCTGAAGTTGGATGAGAAAGAACTTATGCTAACGGCGCAGAAGGACGGGTTAAAGATGGCGGGGGACAGACGTGTATCCAACGCTAGACTTGACATGGATAGCCTAGAAGCTGATCGTGAAAAACCTGACCGCAATTCGGAAGGTAACCAGTAAACATGGCTAGAACCGTCTTTGACGTGCTAAAAACTAAACTCGAGGATGATAAATCCTCTGCAAAAGAATTTCTTGGAACAGGTGGAGCGAAAGACTTCTCTCAATACAAGGAAGTTGTCGGCTTAATTCGGGGTCTCGAAGCTGGCATTAACTACGTGGAAGACCTTGCGAAGAACTATATGGATAACGATGATGACTGACAAACCAGTTGAAATTAGCGACGAAGACTTAGAACTACAACTACCTAGACCCGTGGGTTACCGCGTGTTGGTAGCTCTACCACAACCCGAAGAGACTGTTGCAGGGACATCAATCCTGAAAACAGAGACTGCCAAAACTCAAGATCACATTATGTCTATTATAGGACTTGTTGTGGACATGGGTGACCAAGCGTATTCTGATACAGAACGTTTCCCCACCGGAGCATGGTGTAAGGAAGGCGACTTTGTAATGTTCCGTATGAACTCAGGAACACGGTTCACCATTGGCGGGGTCGAGTATCGGCTTATGAACGACGACTCTATTGAGGCCGTTGTAGCTGATCCATCAGGCATTCAGAGGGCATAGATATGGCATTTCAAAAAGTAGAATTTGAGTTTCCTGAATTAGAGGATAACAAATTAGAAATAGAGGACTCCGGTGCAGTTGAAGTTGATATCTCCGGTAAAAAAACTAAAGAAGATTTTGCAGAGGCTGCGGCTGAGTCTAACGATGACAGTCGTGAGGTTGAGGTGGAGGTTGTTGATGATACGCCTAAAGCTGACCGTAATCGCAAAGCGTCTGAACCTCCAGAGGACGTCACAGATGACGAACTTGAGGATTACTCTGATAAGGTTCGTAAGCGTATCCAACATTTTAGTAAGGGATACCATGATGAGCGTAGGGCTAAAGAAGAAGCTCACCGCCAGAGCCAAGAGCTTGAGCGCGTTACTCAACAGCTTATGGAAGAGAACAAAAAGCTAAAAGGTAACGTCAATAAAAACCAAGCTGCTTTGCTAGATCAGGCTAAGAAGAATGCCTCGATTGAGTCGGACAATGCAAAACGTGCGTATAAAGAGGCGTACGAGTCTGGTGACTCAGATGCAGTGTTGGATGCACAAGATAAGCTAACCAATGCTAAGTTAAAGTCCGAAAGACTAGCAAACTTCAAACTACCACCTTTACAGGAAACAGAAACACCTGTACCAGAGGAAGTAGGACAAATCGCTCCAGCAGTACAGGTTGACGAGCGGGCCGCAGATTGGCAAAAAACCAACTCGTGGTTCGGCGACGACGATGAAATGACAAGTTTAGCGCTGGGGTTGCATAATAAACTTGTCAAACAGGGCGTAAGCCCACAGAGTGATGAATACTACGAGTCGATTGATACTCGTATGCGTCAAGTATTCCCCGATAATTTCGAGGATGCTGAACCGAAGCGAAAGAAGACACAAGTGGTAGCGCCCGCAACGCGGAGTACAGCCCCACGGAAAGTGACGTTGACACGCACTCAAGTACAAATCGCTAAAAGGTTGGGTTTGACACCCGAACAATACGCCAAACAGGTTGCAATAGATATGAGGAAAGCAAATGGCTGAAAATCGCATAGACCGCGAATTAGAGAAACGTGAAAAAACTGTACGTAAGAAGGCTTGGACGCGCCCGGAGACTTTACCCTCTCCAATTCCCCAAGACGGTTACGGATTCCGGTGGATTCGCGTTAGTAATCAAGGCCAAATAGATGCTACCAATGTCTCATCTAAATTACGCGAAGGTTGGGAGCCTGTAAGGGCAGCAGATCACCCAGAGATTGCTATGGTTACAGTAGAACAAGAACGTTTTGCTGACAACGTAGTGATAGGTGGCTTGATGCTTTGTAAAGCTCCACTGGAGATGGTTGAACAACGCACTGACCATTTTCAACAACAGACGGACAGTCAAATGAACTCCGTCGATAACAACCTAATGCGTGAAAACGACCCTCGCATGCCGTTGTTTAATGATCGCAAGACCAAAGTAACCTTCGGCAAAGGAACTTAACATTTTAGGAGCTTAAAATGGCTTATCCTACTATCTCGGCCCCCTACGGGCTAAAGCCTGTTGGCTTAGTTGGCGGCAGGTCTTACGCGGGTTCTACCCGTAAAGTACCGATTGCTTCCAACTATGGAACAGGAATCTTCAACGGAGATGTTGTACAGTACACAAGTGACGGTACTGTTATTATTTCCACCTTGCAGAACAACACTACAGCAGTTGCTGGCGTTATTGGTGTTTTTCTTGGATGTAGTTTTACTGACCCAAGCACAGGTCAACTAACATTCAGGCAGAACTATCCTGCAAGCACTGTAGCATCTGATATTGAAGCTATTGTTGTAGACGACCCTAATGTAATTTTCAAAGTTGTTAATTGCACAGGTTCAACCGCTAACGGCGCAACAACTGGCCTTTTGCCTTTGGCGAAGACCCGTGCCACTACAATTTCTTGTAACGCAGAGTTGGTGCTTAACACAGGACTGACTACCACAGGTAATAGCCGTATGGGCGTGTTTATTAACAACGTCACATCCGTTTTACCGTTCACTGTAATCGACGTAGTGCCAGACACGGTTGATAGCTCGGGCAATTTCACAGAGTTTCTTGTGAAGTTTACCGCTGGTTATCATCGTTATGACCACACCGTTGGCGTTTAAGGAGATTAACTAATGGCTATTTCACGCGCACAGCTACTTAAAGAGCTGCTCCCGGGCCTGAACGCATTGTTCGGTTTGGAATATGCAAAATACGGTGAAGAACATACCGAAATTTTTGAAACAGAATCCTCAGATAGAAGTTTTGAGGAAGAAGTTAAATTATCCGGTTTCTCAGCGGCACCTGTCAAGAACGAAGGCTCTGCCATCGAATATGACAATGCTCAAGAGGCGTTCACCGCACGCTACACACACGAAACAGTGGCAATGGGTTTCTCTATTACTGAGGAAGCTATTGAGGATAACCTGTATGACTCCTTGTCATCTCGTTATACTAAAGCACTGGCACGTGCCATGGCGTACACTAAGCAAGTTAAGGCGGCTACAATTCTAAACAACGCCTTCTCTAGCGGCACCACTTACGGCGACGGCGTTGAGCTTTGCTCTACTGCTCACCCGCTGATTTCTGGTGGGTCAAACTCTAACGAACCAACAGTAGCTGCAGACTTGAATGAAACTTCCCTTGAGGCGGCTATCATTCAGATTGCAGGTTGGACTGACGAGCGCGGCCTGTTGATCGCTGCAAAACCTAAGAAACTTGTGATTCCACCGAACCTGCAATTCGTTGCAACTCGTTTGTTGGAAACAGAAGGTCGCGTAGGCACTGCAGACAACGATCTTAACGCCATCCGTAACAACGGCTCTGTTCCGGGCGGTTATACTGTCAATCACTACCTGACAGACACTGACGCTTGGTTCTTGATGACTGACGTTCCAAATGGTCTGAAGCACTTCACACGTAGCCCAATGGCTACTTCGATGGACGCTGACTTTGATACTGGCAACAGCCGCTACAAAGCTCGTGAGCGCTATTCGTTTGGTGTATCCGATCCTCTTGGAATCTTTGGTTCACCCGGAGCGTAAACAGTTACTTTGCTGGGCTAGGATTCGCACTGCAAAGGCAAAGTTTGTTGAGATAGGGGCTACTGCGGTGGCCCCTTTCTTTTTGTTTTGTTTTGTGTATAATATGCACATTCCCTGACAGCCGCCTAATGTGGCTGACATTTGCCACGACAGGAGATTATCATGGCTAATACAACTTTTAGCGGTGCCGTCCGCTCAAAAGACGGTTTTGTAGACATTACTGTTTCTGCGATAGGTGCTGAAACTACAAATTCAACTTTTTCTAATAACACCAGCATTGGTGGAACTCTGGGTGTAACTGGCGTAACTACTTTATCGGGTGTAGCCGATCTAGCTGGTAACGCAGGTCCAGCCGCAGGCACAGGCATTACAACAGGTACGGGTACGATCTTTGCCTCTACAGTTACACACGCAGGTGGTCTATGGCACACAAGCATCCTGATTGACCTTACAGGCTTGGCAAGTTCAGGTTCTGGTGACATCATTGGTAAAGCAGCAACTGCAAGCTCTAACATCGGTACAACCACTGTAGCGCTTAACGGAACCATTCTTGGTGGCAAGTTAACCTGCATGGAAACTCCAGCAGGTGGTGATCCAGATATTGATCTGTGGTACGCAGACGAGTCAACTGGCGCTGAAGATGCGGCTATTACTTCTTTGTCTAACCAAGTTCAGATGTTGAACAGCGGCGACTTAGCAGCGGGTTCTGTACTGGGTATTCCTGTACCGCCAGCGGCTAGTAAGTTTATGTACTTGGTCACAGGTGCAGCGACTAATGCAGACTACACCGCTGGTAAGATTCTTATCGAGTTCTTCGGTTACGATGCTTAATCAATCTGGTGGGGTGAAAGCCCCACCGCTACAATCTAGGAGATTGACATGACATCCTACGCATCAGACATAATCCCAGAGTTGGTAAGCGACGAAGTTGCCGCTGACGGGGATTTTATTGTTACAGCCGCACGCCCAAATACCACAGCAACCCTAGCGAATGCTTCGTTTGCTTCAGGCGGCGCTAGAATACTTGCCGTTGCAACAGCGGGTACAAGCGATAACGGTAAGACAACTACGATTACAGGCACTGACGTGTTTGATAACACCATATCAGAAGTTATTACGTCTACAGGTTCTGCGGAGTCAGTAGCGGGAGCTAAGTATTTTAAGACAGTAACCTCTGTTGTTTGCTCCGCGCAGTATGCAGGTAATATAACTGTGGGTTCTACAGCATCTGCAGCCCAAGCAGTTGGTGGTGGCGGACGCCTACGTCTAAAAGGTCTTTCCGTTGTGTCTGGGGGCACTGCGGGTATCGTAAACTATTACAATGGATCACCTGAAGACGGTACGGTTTTGTTTAAGTCACGCACTATCGGCACGGACAATACCACTGTAGACCGCACAATACCCGCAGAAGGCGTCCTGTTTAAAGACGGTATGTCTGCGGAGTACACAGTTGGTACTATAGATATGATGACGTTCTTCTATGCGTAAGTATTACAAATCTGGTGGGGGCGTAAAATCCCCCGCTTGGACGCGTAAAGCGGGAAAAAGTGAGTCCGGCGGGCTTAATCAAAAAGGAGTTGACAGCTACAAACGCGCAAATCCCGGTAGTAAACTGAAGACAGCAGTCACTAAGAAGCCTAGTCAACTTAAAAAAGGTTCTAAGGCCGCTAACCGCCGCAAATCTTTCTGTGCCCGTATGTCGGGTATGAAGAAAAAGAACACGAGTTCCAAAACGGCTAACGATCCAGATAGCCGCATAAACAAGAGTTTAAGGAAGTGGAATTGCTAGATGACAATGGGCCGTTCAAACTTTACTAAACAGATACTAAGCCCGCCGTCTAAAAAGAACCCAGCATCTGCGGTGTCTCAACAACGCAAGATAGCTGCTGCGAAAAAATTGGGAAAGAAACTTAATGCCGTATCTAACAAGTAGTATACCGTATTTCAAAGCGTGGGTACGTAGAGAGTACACCAAAAACCTTGAGGACTATCATGGCGAGTTTTTACACGCTATGGTTATTGGCGTCACTACGATGCCTAACAGGACGCTTAGTTTTCAAGTTATATTTACAGGTTGTGAGGCCGACGATACCGATGACGAGAACGTTCACGGTGGAGCTATGTGGGCTAGAATGCCTCTTACAGCTTTAGTAGCGGATACCCCCTTTGAGGAGTGGCCTGCAGAGCTACCGCCTTACCTAGCACAACCTTGGGACTGTATGTCCCACCATCACTCCGTGTATAAGCTAGAACGAGCTTCCCCTGCTCCATGGATAGCTAAAGTAGACGGTGAGTTTTACCCTGCCAAGTACCTGTTTACCGTAGATTACACGGATAATGAGGTGGCAGACGACCCAGCGCAGCACAAGCAAAGTCACGTACTTGAATT